TCAGCAGGAGCCCCGCGCGTCTGCGCTTTCCTCCTGCTTATCCCGCAATGATGCCGGCGGGATGGCGTGCGTTTCACGTAACGTAGAACGGCCTAGGCTCGGCCAGCCTTGGGCGGACGCGCCAGGACAATTTTCGACAGGTCGGGTGGTATTGCCGTTGCCCTACTGCGGTACTAGTTGCCTGGTGCGGTGTATTTTTGCCTCTATCGGGTGACTAATCCAGGCGAGGTTTTTGTCTATATTCACCGCTGGGTTGACCCATGCGGGCTCCTAACTAGCGTGGGCGTGGAGTGAGCCCATGGGTGGCCGCAGCCACCGGTTGCGCTATATACAAACGGTATACAAAATTGATACCGCCTTCAAACCTAGCCATGGCGGGGTTGGTAGGCCCGTAGCCGCGGTGGCGGCCGGCTGCCCCCTCCAGTTTAAGAGGGTACTGGTGCGGTCTGCGTGACAACTACACGCAATGTGCCGGTGACTGCCGCGGCTGAAGCGACGAAGAAACCGGGCTGCAGGGTCACGGCTGCCTGCGACCGACTAATGGTGACAAATTGGAAGGCTGCAAGCGTAGTGCCGCCCGTCAAAGCCTCCGAAGGTCCATCAACGCGCCCGGTGGCAGGGACGCAGTTGGTCAACGAGTTAGCAGGTGTCCAAAGGTCGTTCATGGTACCACCCCCAAACCCATTAGTGTAGTACGTAATGAGAAACGTGCCAACACCTAGGCCGATGGGGAAATAGTAAGTGGGCGCTGTAACCGTGAGTGTGCCACCAATCGTATTAGTGGTGTCAGGCGTGACAGTGGTGAAATTGCCCAACGCAGCGCCCACGGTCGTGTACGTGGCCGTGAACTCGTCCTGTAAGATAGCCAAGCCCAACGCTGTGAACAGTTTGGGCTTGCGTAAACCAACGTGATATACACCGAACAGCTTGCCAAGCACGGTGCCCGAGGCGGCTGGGACGCCTGCAAGCGCGACTATAGTACGGCCAATATCATACAAATTATACCGGGTATCAACGGCTGACGTCGTGCCGTTGATCAAACCAGCACGGGTATAAAAGTTTGTCAACTGGTTGTTGGTGGGCTCACACTCGATGGGGTGAAGGGTGCTAATGTTGGGAGAAGTCACCGTGGAATACTCATAGTCCAGCATCTCGATCTGCGAAGCAAAGGGGAGATCTGACATATCATACTGGGTGGAAATCTGGACTGATCCAAGGGCCTGACTGGTACTCACTGACCCGGAGGTGGTCTCATACGCGACGACGAGCCCGATCCACTCACACTCCTCGAAATTGACTCCCAATTGGGCGAGGTAAGGTAAAACGGATGCAAGCCCCGCGTTCCAGGTGTAGGTCCCGACAACGGACCAATTTGGGGAACCGGTTGCGATAACGTCGCCGATGAACTCCTTATGGAAGATTTCGGTGCGGTCGACATCGGGGCGGGTCTTAAAGGTGGGAATGCCGGCTGACATGCCCATGATGGAGTTCTTGCGAATTGAATAAGCGCCGCGCCCGAGGATATAATCGACTCCGGCATCGGCCAAGCCGCCGGCAGCTCGCCCGGCGGCGTGTCCAAGATACTGGCCAACTGAGCTTCCGACATCTCCGCCGTAAGCTCCTGCAGTGTCGGCAAAGTATCCACCACGTCCACTGATTCGTATGTTATTAAATTGTCGAGCCAGTCCTCGTCCGCGGCCACGAGAGTTACCTCTGGGCCTGGGCTGTCTGGGCGGTGCGGGGGGCTGGATGACAACAGTGGCTGGGGGTTGACGACTCCGGCGTCGTCTAGCGCGTTTGGTGGGGTTGGTTGGAACCATCGTTGGAACGGCAGCATTCATGAGTCACAGAATCTATCGTTGGAAATTGTTGTTGCTATGGGTGCAAATTGCTCTTATTATTAAATGTGTGTGGTGTGGAAATATATTAGCGTATATACACTATGTACAAGCCACGGTTTTGGGACAATCAGTTCGTGGTGTTGTCCAAAGCCGGCTACAGGTCCCTCGCAACGAGCTCATTAACCCGTGGCCAATTGATGATCACGGGGAGCTTTTTAACGCCTGCGAGGAGGAGCTCAAACTGCTCCTCATCGGCCTGAGTCAAACCGTAACGACGGTGTATGAACTCATACGTCTCGGGCGTAGAGACGTGCGGCCGAAGGGCCAATCTGTGGTAGTCTTTATGCTGACCCTGCCGCACAGATAGGCGCCGGTGGACCTCGAACAGCTGCCGCAAAAAGGGCATGTGGGAGACAGAGTTAGCCACCGAAACGGCGGCCCCATAAATATCGCTCTTCTCCGAACTCGTGGTGTACCCAGCCTTGTACAATTGGCGGCCAATTTTGGGACTAGCAACGACACCGTCGGCAGTTGGCACAAAGATGAGGCTGGCAAACTCGGCATCAGCTGAGTCTTCAGAATACGCATAGGTCACGCTTAGACCAAAGGCGCCAAAGTCCACATTCAACTCGGCCTGGGCCCGGCGGAGGATGTCGGGCCGCCCAATCAAAAGGACATCATCGCTAATGATGGCGGCAGCGTAGGTGTTAGGGCCGGCTCGCCCGAAAACATCCTCGACCGTCCCCGCTGAAACGCCGCTGTTGCCGACAGTGGTCATTCCGGAACCACTCACCTGCCGAGGAATCTTAGACTTAAACTTGATCCAAGAACGGCCCTGGACGCAGCCCCGAGGATGACTGACGTCCGAAAAGGCTGAGACGATGTGCGCGGGTAGCCGATTGCGACGCATCATCTCCAACTTCAGATCTAAGGCGCCTTGGCGCTGCTTAGCATCGAAGGTCTCAAAGTCAAGATTGCCATAGCCGACTTGGCCGTACTGATGGAAATTGTCCGTCATGGCAGTAAACCAAGAACCCAGCTCCTCTGCGCTGGAAGACACAGCAAAGAATACGTAAGAGTCGTCCGAAATTTTAAACTCATCACGAATGGCGCAGGCTAAGTGGTAAACATGGGGATTTACAGCGGCGTTGAAACGCGGTGAGAGGCACAACACTATGCGGGGATTGTTGGCGGTGGGGCCCATCTCGTCTACCTGCCCGGTCTTCTCTCGCTTGACTATGGCCTCTAAACGATAGTCGGTGAACTCGAGGGCGCGCGATTGCAAGTCGACTTTGGCGGCCTCGAGATCCCGCGCCACAGCCGGGGGAAATCGACAAATGAACGGGGCCCACAGCTCCTCAGCATCATCGGGCAACGCATAATCTTGGATGACGAGGCGGTGCATAACGCTAAGTGGCTCATCAAAGCGGCGTAGCACTCGCGCCCACGCATTGGGGTCCTCGTCAACATCCATCTTCAGCAAAAGGCGCGTAATTAAGCCGGAAATGGCGGTCTCGTCGCAACGCGGGATGAAGCTGGGCGTAATCGTGGTAAACCCGATGCCCTGAAGGCGGAGGCCAGCCTGATCCATGGCATTCTCAAATTTCAACACGGGGGGCTCACGGACTGTTAACGTGGCACTCACATCAATCTCAGCTCCAACGCGCTTCTGCTGAAAGTACCCGCGGAAGTACATCTGATGCTCAAAATGGCAAACAGGGCTGTCGGTTGGCATGGCCAAGCGGTCATTATCACGCACCCTCGCCCATGCCATAGCCTCCTCGCTAGAATGCGAGGTCCGGCCGCGCCACCAATGGCCCACACCGGCCAACAACAGTGGGAACGCAATGATAGCGGCCACCGGGTGCGCAACAACGGCTACTGCGGCTGTGGACACAACCTGGCCCATGGTGCTAAGGGCGCCAGAGGCATAAAGGCCAGGGACAGAGGTGGCAACATAAAAAGCAGTGTTGCGATTGAGCGGTATCGAATACAATGGCTCAAAACCTAAAACGCGGGCATGTCGGGACCAACTATTGGAATTTAAGGCAACTGTGCGACCAAGGGCTATGGTCTCAGCTTCCACGCGCGCAAGCGCGGCGACGGCCGCATAAATGATGGCGTCGCTAGCAAGGTCATCCGGCATATCAATGGCGCCGCAAATGCGGCGACCGCGCGCCAACATCAATTGGTACAACGCTGGCTCACGCGGCTTGCCATTGGCGATCGCGGCCAGATTACCAACCAAGCCTTTGGGAATGGCAATGTGCTCACCAGACTCCTTGGTAAGGACATAAAGCCCGCACAAGTAAAAGGCGGACTTCAGAGGAACCACGGCTACATCATAGGTTGGGGTATTGGCCTGCCTGTTGATGGCAGTGGTGAGCTGCAAGTCTGGCCCAACTGCAGTGAGGTCGAGTGAGGGATCAAACCGGCCCGACGGGGCAAGCATAGGGGCCGGGACGCCGGGGACCAAAGAATAGCAGACAACATCGGTGTCGCCGAACCTGGCCACGGTATGCCACACGAGTTGGGCACCACTAAAATCATCACGCTCCGGGGCAATCAGCACACCGTTCAAGTTGCGCCAGTGGGCAGGGCTGTGAATGTAAGCTGAAGATGGGCTCTCGCCTGCAGCCAATGAGTGGATGTTGCCATCTCGGCCAATATGGTAACTCAGTGTAGAGTTGCATAAACGGCCGGCCGCGTCTGGGAACTGATGCTCCACCGAATAACAGCTAGTGGCACCCGAAACCATAAGCAAATGAGCCAAGAGTTGGGGGCTGAGGTGGTAAACAACGTGCACCAGAAACAAGAAGTCATAATGGCGTTCAGCGATGCAAGGGCAATCCTGCGCCTTATGAGAACAACAGCGCGGAATGTTGGCGGCAAGAGCAGCTGCAATGCGCCCATTGTCCTTGGCGACGATTCGAGGCATTGAATAGTGCATACGAAAGTGCAGGTCGAGGTCGCTAATCCAAGTTTCGGTGCGCACGGGATTGGCACCTATCTCAAAAACAGCGGGACGACCAGTCTCAGATTGCGCGCTCATCTCTGTCAAGGCACGGCGGCCTGCGAGAATTCGCTCGGCGGCGGCGCTTGCATGGCGATTTGGCTGAGACCCGGGCGGCGCATAGACACGCATGCCAAGCTCACGCTCCAGGTATTGCAACTGGGCAGCTGGGCAAGTCCAGGTGGTGGTGACTTGAGTCCAGGGAACGGCATTGGGCATGGTCCCGGCTGGCGCTACTGGCAACGCTTCAACAGCGAAGGTGGTGGGCGGCTGATGCACAGGCTCCTGGCGAATGGAAACGCTAGGGCTAGCGGCGCCCGTG